TCTAGTGAACCGTGTTTCTTCACTCATCATTTTTTTCTACAACCTTTATTAGACGTTGTAGATACCATTCTGCTTTTCGTAAATCTTGTCCTTTGTTTTTTTGTTCATATCTCCAAAGATATTTCATTACGTTGCCTTTACAATATGCAGCGAACTGGTCGTCTGTCATACTTGCTTCTATTGCACTTATACACTCGATACCACCCTGGTTATAGTGTATTGGTTTATTTACTGGATCAAAATCCATTTAGTCCTCCTTATTATGTAAACATATGTTACTTATTTTGTCTATAAATTCTTTAATTGGCATGGCATGCTTGAGAAACTCATCTAAAGTAAAAAATTCTTTTTGGAAATCTTGGCTTACAACACAAAGATCCGGGGCCCCTATAATGTAATACACAGGCATGCTGTATTCATATTGTTTTTGCAACCAGATTCTTTGTTGTGGTGAGAGATCAATTTTTATTTTTGACGTACCACGTTTAGGCAGCTGTTGTATGTATTTGTATTCAAAAAAAGCAAACCCTGCTGGGCCTGAATAAAAAGTGTCGGGTACTCCGCCATGATATGGATCATTGATTTTCCACTTATAAATTTCTTTAGGAAGTTTTTTGTGGATTTTGTTGATGAAGTCCTTTTCTTTCAAGTTTTAGTGCTCGCTCTTTCATGAGGAGTTGTAGGTCATGCCAACGATACATACGTTTGTTTACATCGTCCCAGAACCATCCTTTTTGTTGTATATCAGGCATCTTGAAAGTTAGTATACACGGCGCGACAGTATATGTCGCACCATGTAAGCAAAATAATTACTTAGATACGCTATCAAATACTTTTTTAGCGTTTTCGTAATCATCATCAGTAACCCAACCGACGTTTTCTACAGCAATGTTAAAAAACTTTTGCCCCGCACGGTTTTGAGTTTGTGAAGAAGACATCTTCCACAAAGAAGAAAATCTATCTCCCCCTAAACGAGCCACTTGTGTGTTCCATTCTCTTGACACTCTTAGCTTCGAAGAAGCACAGTCAAAGATAAATGGTGTATCAAGTGCACCTGTTTTTTCATCTTTCTTAATTAAAAGATGAGATTGAGTCTGAGTAATATCATAATCCTCAGGGTTCTCTTTTTGGGCCTCGAGAGCTTGTAAAGCATCTTTTTCAGTAGCATAAATACCTGCTAAGCCGCCTCCTTTCTCTCGTTTTTTCCAAGCGACAAACTCTTCAGTAAACTTTACGTTAATTACGTAAATGTCTTTTCCGTAGTTTTCTCTTGTTATGGTGTTGATAAAATCACCTGGTTTGCTTCCCTCAATGTATTCACTGTGGTTTTCGTCAACTTCATTAGATAACTGTTGAAGTTGTTTAACCCTAGGGGTTTGCAAGTGATCTGCAGTAACGTTTTCGTTACCAAGACCACCACCAGCCTGCACGTGTGCAGATACTTTATCACTTACTAGTGCAATATCACTCATAGTACGTACTCCTTGTTTCGTTGATATTGTTAATATTATTTTGACCTGAAATTAACTCGGGTCAACTCCGTTGATGTTACGCCTGGCAAATCCATGCCGAGTTGTAACAATTCCCTATAAGCAGTTGCTGACATACGTTTTTGAAGCAGCTCGAACTGTTTTGTATCGAGTATGTGCTGGTAAACAAAATCCCAGTTTTCTACCGTTGGGACCGTTTCTGTTTTAATGGAAACGGTACACGCATCATTCCCCACTCGATCAATCCCTTGATTCTTTAGTGTGGTTGCGATTTGTGTTTCTAATTCTAATTTTCTAGATTTAAAGATTTTTTCTTGTTCTAGCAAATTAGCTAATTTGGTTCGCGTATCCGCGAGATCATTTAACATGTCATCCATGTTTCGTGTTTCGTCGTTCAATGTATAGTCTCCGTACTGTGTGGGGGTGTCGCAAGAAACACTCCGTCTGTTAATGTAATGGCTTCCTTGCCAGCCTGTAAAACTAATTCTTCTAATTTATCTGGGTCTGTATCTCCACGTAATACCATAAGTTCTGATATAACAAATACTAATGCTGTTGCAATAGCATCAGGTGGGCGCTTTCTTAGTTCTTCTACAGTTTCCATAATCTCAATGCTGAGCTGTATTTCCTTTATTCCCATTTTGTAATCCTGTTAATATGTGGAGCAAATTCTCCATTTTACCTAGCTTACCATTTAGTTTTGCATACACATCTTCTTCCCAGGTTTTATGGGCCGCAATAAGTATTGTTTCAGTTTTTTGCGTTTGACTAGCTCTATGTATACGTCTATTAAATTGTTGAAAATGTTCTGCGTTATACGTAGGAGAACACCAGATTGCTGTGGTAGCTTTTGTAAGAGTAAGACCATGACCAGCAGATTGAGGATGACAAAAAAGTACACGTATTTGACCCGCTTGAAATCTTTGTACAATACCTATACGTTTTTCAGCAGGAACACTACCATCAATAATTTCATAGGAAAGTTTTTCTTTTTCTGCTTGTTCTATAAGTGCATCTCTTTCATGCTTCCAATTAAACGCTACAATACAATGTTTGCGTTCTTTAATAAGATCTATAACTAGGTTGTAGCGTTCTTGATGAATATATTGAACTTGACCTTCTTCATCATACACACCACCTGAGATGAGTTGTAGTAACTTTTTAACTCGAGCCCCTGCGTGTACAGCATTAATAGTACCGGCTTGTGTATACAAAACACTCTCTTCCGCGAATGTTTTGTACATCTGTTGAACTTGAGGGGATAAATGTGTGCGTACAGTTCGTACAATGTTTGGTGGGAGATCTACACAATCTTCTAGTTTGTAACGAATGGTAATATCGCCAAGTTGTTTTGCTATAGTTTCTTCAATACCTGGTTTGTCAATCCATTCGTTTGCAAAGCCATTAAATTTAGGAGTACATACTTGATTACGATAAGCAAAAAAACGTTCGCCTAAATGCTTACCGTCATCAATAAGTAATACAGGGTGCCAAAGATCTAAAATAGAATTACTATTAGGAGTACCAGACATGGCAATCCTATAATCAAACTGGTTGATAATTTGTTTGAGATTTTTTGAGCGTTTTGCTTCTCTATTTTTAAAAGCGGTAAATTCATCAATAACGATTTTATTAAATCCGCTAAGAAGATTTTTATTTTTGTGTAAAAAATTGACAGCTTCAAAGTTAGTAATGACCATTTCGTGGGAAAGGTCTGAAAATATTTTTTTACGGTTTTTAGCATATGCTACTCCATATTTAATAGTGGGTTGAAACTTTAGTATATCTTCAACCCAAGCAGCTTCTAATATAGACAAAGGTGCAAGTACAAGAGTGCGGCCTGGTATCTTTGTAATAGCATCAAGCACGGCTCGTGTTTTACCAGTACCTGGATCTGATGTAATAAGACAGCGTGGGTGAGATAGAATAAAGTTAGTGGTTTCTGTTTGATGCTCGTAAGCAGGAATATCTTCCATGATTCGTTCCTCGTTGTTATTTGTTCGTTGTTAAGTATTTATTATACTTATTTCATTCCCCATTCGCAAATAGGGTATTCACCCTTACCATACGAACACCACTTGCAATTGTAATTGCTAGGGTTTGGTGGAAATTTTGTAGCAGTAGTCATAGTTATTGCGCGTTCATGTAATGTTGGCATAAACATCATAGCTTCATCTCTTGTATATGTTTGTTCCATAGTTGTTCCATGGTCTAGGTACCATATTTCTGTATTAGCGCTTTGTAATTCTGGGTAACGCATAAAACTTCCTATAGCATAAGTTAAAGCTTGCTGTGAATGACTTATCTCATTACCAAATTGTTTACCTGTTTTATAATCAATGACTCGCGCTGATGTTTCTGTTTCATGTACAATAGCGTCTAATTTGACTCTACCCCATACTTCAGGAGCCATCCAACCACAGGGTTCCCAATCAATTGTAAAACCCCATTCACCTTCAAGTTCAACTTTTGCATCTGCAAAAAGAGTTTTGAGCTTTTCGAATTGAGGTTCAAATTTTTTAAGGGTATCAGGAAATTCAGTGAGTTCTCCTTTAACATAGTCTTCTGCTTGTAAATGTATATTAGTACCACGCGCAGCTGCTGGTCCAAAGTCTTCTTGTACTTTTTTTACTTTAGCAATGTAAGATCTATAGGAACAGGCTTCGTATGTTTTTAAAGCCGAATGGGACCATGCAGGTATTAGGCCCAGTTCCGTGGGTTTGTCCAGTTCTTTGACATCTATTTGATCTGGACGCTTGTTTTGTACAAGCTCACTCATTGAATAATATTAACTCTCTTTAATTAATTTTAAATCGTTTTCTTCAAAATGATTTTCTATTATGTCTTCTCGTATAGTATTAGTTAATTTCCAAGTTAATACAACCCCCCTGACTGTTTTACTTTGTATGCGCTTGACAGCTGTAGTTATATTTAGTCTAGACATTGCTTTAGTAAAGTCTCTTTGTGAAAGTTTATTACGACTATCGGTAAGAATATCGTAAACTAATTTAAAATGGGACATAGGTATACACATGTCTTGACCTACACGTGCAACCCAATCTTTAACATAACGTTGTGCTGTACTTATACCACCGGCGTCAAAAGTGTTTGTAAGTGGTATTTCTAATACATCAATAAAATATTCAAGGTTACGTTGTCGAATTGCAAAAGCAAACTCTTCAAGTACTGACATAGAAATTTCTTTCATTTGTGTTTTAGCTTCATTTTCTAAGGCAGTATGTGCCATGCGTTGATCTACTTTAAACTTGTTTAATACTCCTGCTATAGTGTATAACTCAGTCTCTAGCTGCGTCATGTTTGTAAGTAACTCAGGATGAGCTTTTTCTAGTTTTATCTCTTGTCTGGGGCCTACATTGTAACGACGATCACCATCTTCTATTTTTACTGCGTCGCCTCTATTAGTAAGAAATAAGAAATTACAAAAACTTGGCAGCTCAATTTGGTTTGTACGCATTGCGCGAATAGTAAGATTAGGTTCTGTTATCTGATGTTTTAGTTTGTCAGCCATTTTACCTACAGAACCAGAATCTGCCATCCTAAACTCGTCAACTACAAGAAAGAGAGCTGTTCTCATATATAAGTTAAATTGTTCTTCTATGTTTTCTAGAGCTCGCATTGGTACTTGTTGTTCACCGAAAAGTGGTTTAAGCACTTTATGAATTAACAACCCTTTACCGGTGCCTGGTACACCTGTAAAAATCCATGCTGTCATTGTTTTACGTTTGTTCTGGTAAATGTATGCAAGCCAATTAATAAAGTGTTCAAACTCTGTTTTACCTGAGCCAAGAACATGGGACAACAACTTCGCAGTTAAGGGAGCTGCGCTGTGAAGTTTGTGTGCTGTCCCATATTCTAATTCAGGTGCATCTTCTGATGCTTGTAACATGTAAGGAGTTTTTCTATATAAGTTTACATAGTAAGGTGCTTCTTCTAACTGGATACCTTTATTAACAGACGGGTCAAATACAACCCGAGCGTCAGGAACGTAATCCAAGGGAGGGCGACTATGAGAACGCATAAAATCTTCAATCGATTGTTTATTTGTTGGAGTAAGTGGGTATTCGTCTGTAAATTGTTCAATTGTTTCATCATAAATTCCGTTGTAATAAGTGTCAGTGTAAAAATCTCTTAAAGCAATTGGTCTTAACTTTTTATCCTGATCTATTTTGTCTGCAAATATTTCAAAGATATTTTTATAGAAGTCTGGATCTGCTTTTTGTATTTCCCAAATAGGTTCACCTTTAAAGTTATACATGTAATGTGGGCTCGTTAATAAAAAATAATATCCAGCACTGTCACCGCCATTAACATTACAATTAACATAAGGTTCTGCAACCCTGCTTACTTCGATTGTCATCTTATCAGGGTTTTGTAATACCTCTTGTGGTTCTCCAGCAATAGTAATTGTGCTGGTTTTAGTTGTTTTCTTTGGTAAGTTTAATTGTTTTCTTAAGTTATCTTTTATTTGTACGCCTAAGTTGTGCACTCGTTCTGGGTTAACAGAAAACAATAATGTAGAAAGATCTAAGGTTGATGATCCACGGTTGATTAACACAAAACGTGAACCTTGTATTGGATCTTTTACACCATCAATAAAAGTAGGGGGTGCAATATAAATAATTTTAGAGTTATCAGCTACGCCTGGATCAAGCTTGTAAGATAAACTTTGACCATTTGCAGACAGAGTTAATCGTTCTGCTAAAAATTGTGTTTCATAATTTAATAATTTAAGTGCTTCTTTTAATACTTTAGGGTGTATAGAATTTTCTAATATAAAAAAGATGTGTAAAGAAACAGATTCTTTTTTGTATCCTAATGAAGCGCTGGCTTGTGCAATGTATGTTACATCGTGAAACTCAGGAGGTAATTGCTGTACAAGTTGTTCAGCTAAATTTTCTAGGTCTTGTGTGTTTAATTCAGTTTTCTTTGGTAAAGGTAATTGAATATTATCAAAATCAAGAACAAGTAAATGAGTTGATGCTACACGGTCCGTCATCAATGCTCGAGGTTCGTTGTTTAACTCACGTTTGAGGGGCCCTTTGTGTAAACACATACCGGCTGAGGCCGCTTTTGTAAGTTCTGTTAATAACTTACTTGGATCTTTTTTAATTGATTTGTGTACTGATGTAAAATTTTTAATCAGTGGATAAGGTGTCACTCCTTGTTTAGATATTTTTTTTGCAAGCTTTTGCTTGGCTTTGAGGAAAACTAGCTCCATGTTTAACTCCTATGTTTTATTTTTTAAATTGTATACTTCTTCCCTGTCAATGATAACTGATGAATCTGCTTCAAAAGCAAGTTTAACTTGTTTAAGGCCTACATGAGTAACAGTTACTTTACATAGTTCCTGATCATCTTGTTGTAGAATAATTGAATCCCCCTTTTTTCTTGTTAAAACTAAATTTTTCATTTGTCATATTGTTGACTATGTCCTCCTTCTGCGTCAAGTGGTAAATCTGAACACCAAAGAGGAGGTGTTTTCATTATATCTATAATTTTGTTAAGTGTCTCGTCTGGATTAATATTTGACCCAATAGATATAATCTCATCATGGACTTGTAATACAACTGATACTTCAGGCATTCGGTGCACAGCTAACATTTGTTCAACAATTACGGCCCGGGCTAACGCTTGTACTACATTTTCTACAAGACGTGCCCCATATGTTTTGATCATTGTTTTACCTGAGTTATACATATGGTTGCCATTTTCATAAATAAGTCCTGGATAATTTAAATGCATACCATTTGGCAGCTCAATAGCTTTTGATTTAATAAACAAAGGTCCATAAGGAACTTTGTTATCTTTGTTAGTTACAGCCATAGTAAATAAATGATATTTAAATGCATTCCACAGCTGTGGTATGTTGGGGTACATAGCTCGATATTGACTAACAATTGACATAGCAGTGGTTTCTGTAATATCAACGGAAGGAGTACCAACTTTAAGAGTATATTTAAATTTTTCATGGCCCATACCATAACCCAGCCCTAAAATAGCTGTTTTACCAACATAACGTTCTAGTTTGTCAGCTTTTGTTACAGGTTTTCCATAAATTTGAGAAGCAAATTCACTGTACACATCACGGCCAGCAGCGAATGCGTTAAGTAAATCTTGTTGATTAGACAACCATGCAAGCATACGCGCTTCGATGTTTGATAAATCAGCAACAAACAAACGTTGTCCTTCAGGTGCTGTGAGTGCTTTACGTAAAACAGATCCTCTGGGCAAGTTTTGTAAATTAAGGCTGTCTGTACCACCGAAACGACCGGTATGTGCTGCATAATATCTAAGTGGTACTGGAAATGTACCATCAGGATTAATGTTTTCTAAAAACCTTTGTGCGCGTGTTTCTTCTAAGCGTGACTTTACAGCTTCCCTGGCGTCCCATAAATGTTTGTACTGAGGATACATGTTTTGCATTTGTATATATGCAGAATCTGTTTTACTAAAAGCAGGAATTTGTTGTCCTGTATTGGGGCTTTTCTTTGTTGGTACAGTAATGTCTAAGCTTTCTAAATGTTCAGCAAACTTTTTTTGAGATGCAAGTACATCTCTTGTTATGCCAGATTTTTCAATAAGATTTAATGTTCTTTGTTTAGTTTCTTCTTTATGAGTTATTAAAAGTTCACTATTTAATGTAAGTTTTGGTTCAACAAACATACGACAAGTAAGATCAATTACATCAAGCTCTTCCTGAGGGTAGGTTTGTATAAATTGGTTAAAGATTGCATAAGTTAAATCTACGTCTTGTATACAATACCCTCCAATTTGTTCGTCTAGTTCTGGGCTTAAATCACGTATGCCTTTTGCATTAATTAATTCTTCTCCTTTACGCATAGTTTTGTCATCAGGGAACACACGTTCAGCAGTTGCTTTTAAAGATGCAGATTGATTTGGATACAAACCTCGGGCCATAGCAGCTGTGTCATAGTAATATGCTGGATACAAACCAAGATGCTGCGTAAGAATGTATGCATCAAATAAAGTATTATGACAAATTACAGCACAGTCTTCCCAGGGAATCTCTTGTAATGCATCTAAATATTCATCTTCACCAAACCATTCTGTAGGTTCATCATTAAATTTAATACCTACGCCCCAGATTTTAAATTCTGGGTGGTGTACATATTGCAATGTAGTCTGCTTTGATAATGAAAGTTCAGTATCATAATAAGTTTCAAAGTCTAAATAAACTTTATTCATGTCAGTCATAGTTTCTCCTTAAACTTTTGCATTTGCATGCACCATTGTTCATATTCGTTTTTCTTTGCTCGTTCCCAACCAATTTGTTTACTATGGACCATATTAAAAGCTATGCCTTTACTAACTAGTTTCCATTGTATAAATGGTAGATCGTTTGGATCTAAATATCGGTAGGGGTGTACTGGATTACGTTTTACGTAAACTTTTGACATTGAAAATCATCCATAATTTTTAGTTGACATTCATCCTGAATGCTTTATGTTTTTTAAGTATGACACAATTAAGTGTTATATAACAATAAAGGTGAAATTATGGCTACTTTTTCAAGTGACATGGTTAGTGGCAATCAATCATTCAAACCGTTTCCAAGTGGAGCGATTGGTGTTAGATATGCTAAATTTAATGTAACTGCTGCACCTAATGCTGCTGATGTTTACCAAATGGTAGATATCTTTGCTGGTGAAACTTTACATGACATCAAAATCAAATCTTCTGATTTAGATGGCGCTACTTCATTAGTATTAGACGTCGGTGACGGGTCTGATTCTGATAAGTATATTGATGGTTCAACAATCGGCCAAGCCGGTGGTGAAGATCATCAAGATGCAAACATGGCACCTGTAGAGTACTCTTCAGATGATACTATTGATATCACCTGTCAAGTAGCTCCAGGTAGTGATGTTGCGACTGGCACATTAGAAATGTGGATTTACGTATCGTAAATTAATTTTTAAAGGGTTCCTTAATGTGTAAGGAAGTTAAGGAACTCTTTATTTACGCCAGTCTGGTTGATATTCTTTCCAACGTATCGTTGGTTTACTAAGGTCAAGTTTGTAAAACTTCATTGGTTTTTTCTCAACTACAAGTTTTTCATGAACCATAGTTTTCTTCATAATAAATAAAGTAATTGACGCACATAAACCACCAACCATGGCAGCAGCCATGCCGCTGAATGTGCCGTAAAAACACACCATAAGTGTGACGGTAATTAGTACGTCAACAAAAATATCATTACCAATAGTCTTACGACCGCCAGCTTTAAGCGCCAGCAGCAACAGACCTAGCGCGCTGAAAATGCCTATCCATAACATTGTTTTTGTCCCTCCACATAAGATATGCCATATAGGCAAATTGAATTAGCTCAATGAGAATCCATAGAGCGGTTGTTGCAGATGCGATAATATTACCCATCAGTTAGTCTCCACAATAAATAAGCAGTACATCCCATAGCAACTAGGATGCCCACTAGCATAATAAAATGATGCAGTGATGTTGCAATGGCTAATAAGCCAAGAACTACTGCACCTCCAGTTAGAACAGATACACCAAATTCTTTAGCGTGCTGTTCAAATTTCGATGATTTCACCATAAGGCGCTTCTCCTTTTTCTGTAGTTACCCAGAGAACTGGATAAGGGGGTTGATCTCCAAAGTCGTCTGAACCTAAGTCAGTGAGATACACTAACGCAGCTACACGTGGGTGCTTTTCGTTAATGTAATCAATAACAGGACTAAACATAGTTCCGCCTCGACCTTGGTACTCAACTTTGAGTGGTAATGATTCACGTGTGTATTCATCATCTTTGTGAACTTTAGTATCGCATTGAATAAAATGGATACGTTCTGGACTTAGATCACGTAAAATATGAGATGTTTCACTGGTAAAAGTTTGTAATTCTTCATCACTTACTGAACCAGATGTATCAACTGCAATAGCAATTTCTTCAAGACAAGGGTTGTACATAGAAGGAAGATACATACCTTGCCAGATAAAACGTCGGTTAGGCCTTATCCAACTAAAGTCAGAGTTAGTGTTAGCACGCAAGAATCTTGCAAGTACTGCACGCCAATCAACTTTAGGTTTTACAATATCTTCAATAAGAGTATCCATGTTAGCAGGTAGTTTGCCTTGTGCTCTTGCTTGTTCAGCTGCTTGTTGTATTGCAACAGTTAGTTGAGATTCAATAGCACCAACAGATTCACTGGATCCTGCATCAGGGTGGTCTAGAACATCGCCAGCACCTTTAGCACTCAACAGGGCGCCAAAGCCCTCTGGAGGTTCGGGCAATATACTGTATACATGCTCGGTAGTCATGTCGGCGTATTGTTCATCGAGAAGACCACCCGATGGAAGAATAAAAGCATTACTTTTAAGAATAAGATTAATAACGTAATCTGCAGCCACATTCCATTTTTCTGCATGGCGTTCTTGTCTACGTGTGTGATGCATAAATACAACATGCATAACTTCGTGAGCAAGAAAACCTATACGTTCTTCGGGTCTAAGTTTTTCAAACCAAATAGGATTGTAGAACAAATGTTTACCATCAGTAGCCCCCGTTTCAATGTCATCACGCTCTACAGGTTTGAGTCTAAGACATAGAGTACCAAAGAATGGGTTGTCAAGAATAAGACGTGCGCGTGCACGTACAAAAGAATCATTCATAAAAGCTCCTAGGATTGTAATTTACGTAATAAAACTTGCGCTTTACGTTTTTCAAAGTTATTCATTTGTTTTTTTGCAAATGCAATAAGCTCTAAATCATTAGATTGTTGAACATCCATATCTTTAAATAATTTGTTTTTATCATAATATTTAAATCGATGGTTTTTTTGTTGAGTTTTAAATACTTTTTTCCATTGATTATTAATATTTTGAAAAGAATAACCATAATGTTCATAAGTGTCTTTATCTAAATCAATAACTCCTTGAATATCTTGTTGATATACAGGTAAAAAATATTTAGGTACATACTTATACATAGGTTGTTTACCTTCAGGCCAATCTTTTGGTCTGTTTTCAGGGTGTTTTGAATAATAATGATCTGGGTGTTGATCTTCCCAACCATCTCGTACATGACCTGAACCAATATGTGCGCCCCACGCAGCAGTAGTTCCATAAAGTTTAGAACATAAATACACAATAAAAGGATCTGGTGAATGTAAAGTACCATTCTTGTCTGTATATTGCATTGGAATATGCCATTTGTAAGAATTTATAAAAGCAAAACCTGTACCACCACAAAAGCTATAAGCAATAAAAGCACCAGGATCAAGTAATCGCTCTGATGATTGGTAAATATTTGGTTGTTGTGAATAACCCATGTTAGTCCTCTAGTAAGTTTGCAGTTAATAACACTTCATTAAGTTCTTGTTCTTGAACTTCAATGTGTTCTCGTTGTTGCTGTTGTTTAGCTTTACGCTCTACTTTTTCATAAACTTTTTGCACATACTTATCTTCTACAAGATCTTTAAGTGCAGGCCAAGCTTTGAGCGCTTGGTTAAGTGTTGAAAATGGTTCAACAGCTTCTTCAATTTTGTTGACATATTCACGTTCACCGTCACGACAAGCTTCATTGTGTTTATCAACAGCTTCACACTGTTGTACAAGAAAATGTTCACGTGGCAAATGCACAGAAAAAGTTTCATATCGTTCTGTTAAGAATTTTGGAACTGTAGTGTAAACATCAAATGGACATCGATATGTTGTCTTGATGTGATCTTCAACTCCATTGTCATCTTCTACAATTTTAGTAGTGTGAATATCAAGTTTGTTGACTTCTTCTACTTTGTCAAAATTAACATATTCACCACCAAAATGTTCTTTTGCTTTTTCTACAAAACTAGGAATTTTGTTTTTAAAAGTTTCATTTACCCAAGTATCTGCACTAGGAAAATCTTTGTAAGGATTAACCTTTTTGAATTTTTCTCGTGCAGTGGTTCTGATTTCGCTCAACAAACGTCGAGACATTCTTACTGTAGCCATAATTACCTCCTATAGAACTACGTTAGCATTGTCGACAATCCACTTACGTAGTGCATCGTCGGATTTAAGATTTGGATCAACAGCCAAACAACCTTTGACTAAGATCACTTGAAACTCAACTGGCAATTTAGTGTTGAGCGTCATAATGTTTTTCATCAACTCAGGCTTGGCCCTAGATGCAACAGCACTAGATAATGCATACAAGATAGCCGGATTCTCGTTTTTCTTGTAAGTCGTTGGATTAGCCAACAGTTTGTCAATATCAGGGAGTTCGTCAGCAATTTCTTTGTATGCAATAAACTCACCAGCTGGACCGTCGCCGACTAATGATGAAATACCAAAGAACAACGAATCATGGTCGACGTTATCTGGTTGAAATTTAAGTTTTTTGTCTACAAAAGACCAGGATCTGGGTGTAGGAAATGCATAATCATCAGCGCTGAAGTTG